GCTACAATATTGTTTAATTTACCTATGAATATATCTTCATTCATATCATGATTATTCACATTGAAGTAGGAGCTAATTGCATTTATAATATTGTTTGCTATTTGATTATCTGAAACCGTATTAACATATACGTCAATATCAATAGCAATGTTATAAATTCTACCATCTCTAATCTCAATAAAGTCGTTAACCATTCGATAGCCACTTAAATATTCGGCAATGTTCTCTTTTAGCATCGCATTGCTAGTATTTGACAATTTACTATCAGAACCGACACCTATCATACTAACAATCACCTTATTATTCATTTCGTAAGTGTTAGCTCTAAATGGAGAACCGAATTTACCCTGCATTTTATATAACTGTACTAAATAGTCTTTCAAAGCAACACATCTATTTTGACTTGAAAAGTTATAGCGAATAAGTTCTCTAATCTGATCAATTGATAATCCGTCGTTACCGCCAATAGCTGCTATAGGATTCGTTACTTTTAAGCTACGAGTAACAGCATTATTAAAGTCTTGTCGTGATCCATTTGCTTTCAAAGTATATGAACCCAATTGAGTCAGAACATTTGCGCCAATGTTTGAGCTAACGCCTCCACCAGTTCTATATTTTACATATAATGTATAATTTTCCTTTAATTTATCACCAAGAGCAGTATTGCTTAGAAAATTATCAAGAAAGCTTTTATTTGTAATGCCGTTTTTGATAAAACCGTTTTTAAAGGTATCAACGTCACTATCGCCAGAACCAAAAATAATTTTACAATATCCTGTTGATGTGAACTCCTTAATAAATTTTTTAGAAATATCTATCCATTTACCGCTTTTTATATCGCCAACTGATACACTGGTATTCTCAACAAATATTTTAGGCTGTGCAAGATAGTCAACCTCATAATATCTAAACATACCCACAGCATCAGCACTGTTAAATTCATCGTTTGTTGGGTTGGCGGCGTTATTAGTACCCTCCTTAAGTATAATACTTTCAATTTCAAGAATATCCTGATCTGGAAGTGTTATGCTAAAAAATGGTATAACATCTGAGCTATTTATAACACGTTTAAAAATATTTGAAGAGCCATTTAAAACAACCTCTCTCTTTGTGATACTATAATTTAGAATATTTCCATTGGCATTATAGTTAGGAATGATTGATCTATTTGGGTCGCCATTATTACTAACTGGTATGCTCCAGTCTATTACATCCTGTGTCTCGAATATCTTTCCGCCGCCCATAATCTGAGCACCTATCGCCAATGTTGGGTAATATGATGGATCGGGTGCGTCACCCAAGACAGGCACACTAACAGTTAAATCAACAATGGTTACTGATGGTCTCTTATTTGGAACATTGAAACCAAGATTTTTTGCAATGTCGATCATGGACTTTCTAAGTTGAGCATTTTCAAGAGTTGTTTCCTGATAAGCCCTATCAATATTCATTGATAAATTGTTATTCACGCCTGCATTAATATCTATTAACATAGAGCCAACGCTTGAATCTGTAAAATCGCTAAGGACTTCTGGATACTGCTGTTTAATGTATGCGATCAAGTCTGTTTTAATGTCGCCGAACGTTCTGCTAGAATATCTTACAATATTTGTCATCGTATATTTTATTAAAATTTTAATTCAAGTGTGTCCTTCTGAGAAAATGAGTCTTCTGTATAAACAAAATCAATGTTAACTGTTAACTGATTCTCGTCCATAGTTGGATCAGTATCGCTTCTCGTAAAAGTTACATTTTTTATTGATATGTTTGGAAGATACAATGCCACTGTATTTTTTATATCATTAATCACATCCGAAGAGGTTATTCCATCATTTGGTTCAAATATAAATTTCTCTAAATCTGTGCCATAATCAGGCTCATAATATCTCTCGCCCTTTTGGGTTAATAATAGCAACATTAAGTCAGATGTATATGCATCCTTTGTCACTTTTGTAAGTTCAAAAAATGTATTTGTAATATTATCATCAACAATAGGAAATTTTATATTATATGTGCCCATTCACTAGTTTTTTATATAAATACAAACAAAAAAAAATCCTTATCTATAAAATAGATAAGGATTTTTTAATGATATGCGTGTGTGTTTTACGCTTTCGGCTTACGACCACGTTTAATGCCCTTTTCAGCTTTCAACTGTGCTTCTTCATCCCTGATTTTATCAAAGACGCTTTTAACAGATTCCTTAAAGGCAATTACCTGATTGTCACCAAATTTCTTTAATACTCCAGTGAATGTTGTGAAGTCTGGTTTGTTTAAAGAAACCACATCTGTATCTGATACAGAAATACCTGCCAAGCATTCATGCAATGCTAATTTTTGAAATTCGGGAGTTAGCATATCGAATGCCTTCTCATTAACAACAATGGCGAAATCAACGCCCTCTGATAATAGAACGACCAATTCATTGTTGCGAACAATTTTAGCCAATTCTTTCTGATTAACATTACAGAGTAATTTAAATACGAGAAATTTTGCTAGAGTGGTTTCATCACGCACTATATCAAATAATTCTTCTAATTCATCACTAGCTTTTTCAAAATGTGTTGCCATACTAATATATTTTTAATTAAAATTTAACAGTACAAAAGTAGGTAATATTTTGAATAAATCAAAGCAAATTTTCGTATTTCTTTTTTATTTCCGCAATTGATTCCTTATATTCAGCTCCAACGCCTTCCAAATCAGATGTTAACGTTTCGATAAACACTAATAAATCTTTTGTTAGTGTTTTAACACTGATCTTGGCAGCATCAATGGCTTCGATTTCATTTGTTAAATCTTCATCCAATTGAAATGCCTGTGCTAACTTAGCCAACACAGCATCAGCTGCTTCAAGCTTCTTAATTTCATCAGCATATGCTGCATTCTGAGCATCAGCAACCACTTTTTCAACTGGTGCTATTTTGCTATTAATTACTTCAAGTCTTTCACGAATAGCGTCAAGTCTACCCATTTTGCTTTCAGCCAATTCGGAGATTTTGTTGATATTCGCAGCACCTTCTGAATTGAAGTCGCCATTATCTAAAGACTCCTTCAAATTGTTTAAAAAATCGCTCATAATGTTTACTGTATGAAATTACTTAAAATCGCAACGGCGTCATAATTCAGTTCAACATTAGGACATAACGACATATTAATGTTGTTAACCTTAATGTCACTCTCCATTTCAAGAAACTTTATATACTCTGCATAAAGAACTGCGTGCTTCTCTTTATCGGCTTCTGTCAATTCCTTATATCCGATCATAAAGACATTGTTAAGATTCGTTTTCTCTTCTTCGGTCATGTCAACCAATTTTTCATTTGCTATTTCAAATGCTTTTTTCTCGATCTCTTTCAAATCGGCAGACACGCTGTCGTCAATCAGCTTAATTTCGCTGGTTAGAATTTTCTCGATCTTATTCAATTCCATGTTAAAATAGGTATTAACTATTTTACTTTCTCTTACGATTCCTTTTAGAACCTCAAAATCCCTGCCCAATCGCTGTACTTCTGAATACTTCATAATTGTTTTTTTATTTTACTTCGCCTATTTCTTTAGCCATGAACTTATAAACCTCGAAAGTATCATCGCCATTTTTATCCTTTATTATTATTCTTTTTACAAAATTTTGAATATTATATCCAATTAATTTGCCATAAGTATCTTTAATGAAAACCTGATCAATACCTATAATTTCCTTTAACATTTTAGAATCATCTGGCAGACTACTAGTTTTATACTTAATCGGAATGAAAAACTCAAGTCTAAATAGTTCAGTTCCAACTATTTTTACATGTAATACCTCAGACAATTGTTCTATTTTATTAACTGAATCATTTTCTCGAAGGCATTTGATTGGAAACTCCAATTGCTTTGACATTGATACTGAGTCGTTTAAAACAAACTTATCCTCAATCTCTGTCATAATATTAACAGCCTTGGCGAACCCTATTTCAATGGGTGTATTATTGAAGATGTGAACTATTTCATAGTCATCATCGTCAGTTTTTCGTTCCTTATATTCATTGTTAATAACTTCACCAACTGTTTTACCAGC